CACAAATTAAAAATCTTGCAGAACAAATAAGATTACAAAAAGAGTTTAATCAATTACAAGAATCTATCGTTGGAGAAAGACCAACATTCTCTATATTTGGAGAAGATGAAGATATGGCAGGTGAGTTAGATTTAGCATTTGCAGGTATGGAGGAAGCAACAGAAACTTTTTTTGATTTTATGAAAGAACAAGAAGATTCTTTTTTAGAACATAAAAAAAAATCAGCTGAAACACAAAAAACCATTGATGACCAACTTCACAAAGAAAGGATACAAAACAATTTACAAGAAGCAATACTTTCAGGACAAAATGCTAAACAAGCTGCTATATCTGTAATAAAAGCAGAAGTAGCAGAAGCACAAGCAGGATTAATTTCAAGCATTATGAAGTCTTTACCATTCCCTATTAATCTTGCAATAGCAGCAGGAGCAGGTGGAATGATAGGTAAAGTAACAGATCAACTCTTTTCTTCCTTTGCAACTGGTGGTAGTTTTGTAACAAAAGGCAGAACAACTTTACCTATTGGAAGTGGAGTGGTAGTAGGAGATAATGCAAGTGGAATGGAAAGAATTGATGTAACACCACTACCAAGTCCTACAAGTAGTAGCAATAACATCACAATTAACATATCTGCACCATTAGTAGATGAAACAGTAGTAGATACAATTATACCTGCTATCAGGAGAGCAGAAAAACTAAACTTATGAACGTAACAAAAATTAGTGCAAGAAATTTTATACCAAAAAAATTATTTGGTATGAAAAAGAAAAGCATCAAACAAAAACTAAAAAAAATACCAAAACTTAAATTAAGGAGATATTAAAGTGGAACTTGGCAAAGGAACTAAATTTACATTCAGTATTGAAACAATTATTAGTATTGCAGTAACTATATTTATGGTAGTTGGTTTATGGTTTAACTTACAAGCTGACATACAAGAAGCTAAAGAATTACCTGAACCACCTGTAAGTAGAACTGAATATGATTTGAAAGATCAAATGATAAGAAATAGTATTATGAACACAGAAGAAAAAGTAGAAAAATTAGAAGAAAAGGTAGATGACATTAAAGAAGATACAAGAAGTATTAATGACACCCTGCTCAAAATGAATAATAATTAATGAGGTTTAACGATGATGAAATACTTAAAATCACTTTGGCTATTAGTTGGCTTGGTGTTATTGCAATCGCAATTATACTCACAATCTGTTAATTTAGATAATTTTCAAGATATTCAATTAATGAGTCTTGAAGATTGTGCAGTAGTTCAAGTAAATGCTTCCTGGAACTATGCAAATAGATTGAAGATTGAAAAGTTAAAAGATTGTTATGTTGCCGAAATAGACTTAGCAAATAAAAATATTGGTGCAGTAATACAAAAAGAATGGAGTATTAAAACTGTGCCAACAATAATAATATTTGAAAATGGCAAAGAGGTAATGAGATTTGAAGCTGGTATATCAATGAGATTCAATGAAGAAGAAGTTTTAAGAAAAATTAAAATGGAAATCAAATAATGATTAAGAAAAAAAAATTTAGAAAAACAAGAAAGAGTAAAGCAGGAGTACCTTTAAAATATCTTTCAGGCTCAAGAAATAGAAAGAAAACTGAAAGAGAAATAAAGAGAACTGCAAAGCTTTATAAGGCAGGTAAACTAACTCCTGCTATGTTTGATGCAATTAGTAAGAGGAGAGCAGCAAGTGGCAAGAAAAAGAAAAAGAGGTAGAGTTGGTGGAATGTCATCTGTTATCAAGAAGTATGCAGGGAGGGGATATTCTGCTACTACATTAAGAAAAGTTTATAAAAGAGGTCTTGGTGCATATTATTCAAGTGGATCAAGAGCAGGAGTATCAGCTCATCAATGGGCAGCTGGTAGAGTAAGAAGTTTTGTAACAGGTAGAGGTGGTGCAAGAAAAGCTGATGCCGATTTAATAAGAGGGAAAAGAAGAAGAAGATGAGTTTTACAAACACAAACTATCAATCTAAATTAGCACCAACTATGACAGAAAACTGGTTGGTTCAAATATTTAAAAATACAACTTCAAGTGTATCTACAACTGATACTCCTGATTTTACATTTAGTTTTTCAGAAACAACCTATAACAATCTTCCATATTATCCTGCTATATTGAACAAGCCAAGTGTAAGCTACTCACTTGATCTAAAAGGATTTACTACAAAGACAGGAAGTGTAACTCTAAATCTTGCTAATATAAATTTAGATGGAACAACTTTATTAGAATTATTAGGAAACGATACATTAAATGGACAAGTTAATATTTTATCTCAAATTGATAATGATAATACTGCTGCTAATGCTTTACAAATATTTAGTGGTAGAGTTAGTACGTTTGCTTATAGGAACAACACCATAGTATTAAGTCTTGTATCTAATAGACCATTTCAGAATGTTTCAGTTCCACAAGGTAGAACGTCTAATACAACAAACCCACAATATAATAATAAGTTAATACCTCTTGTTATCGGTAATTATACTGCCAATACAGGATTTGTTTCAGGTCAAGACGTTTATGCTTGTGATTTCCTTAAAAATGATGGTAATAATTTTATTTATGTAATACCTGAAAACACAAGTGGATCAGATAAGTTAGAATTTTATGACAAAGGACTAAAAAGATTTGTTGAACTTGTTGATACTAATACAACTATTGCAACAGTAGATAGTGCTAAAACACTTGCTGTACCAAAAGAAATGAAAAGGCAGTTTAATATGTTGCCTGATGATATAACACAAACCTTAGTTGGTGCAGATGTTTCTTTAAGTGCAGGAAGTTTATCAAATACTTTTAATGGAGATACAGGTAATAGTGCAACCTTTGCTAATACTGCTGGATATTCAAGTGAAGCCAAAGGTGTAGTGCTACAACTTAAATTACCACAAGTAAATGGTAAGATTACTGCTATTACATTAGGTCTTTCAGGAACATATAGTCAAACTTTGACTGGTAGTCCATCAGGTTCTGATGGTGCTTTCTTCAATTTAGCTACATCTTTAAGTAGTAGTTTTGGTGCAACGTCAGGTGATGTAGAATTGGTTGGAACAAGTAGTAGTGGAGATAAAGTTGATAGATCAAATGTTGCTTTGCCTACCTCAACTAATATTGCAAGTATATTAGATAATAACACTTTGCCTGATGAGTTATATTTAAGTTTTAAATTTAATGCTTCAGGTGATGGAGATTATACTAACTTCAATGTCATATTAAGTAATATATTTGTTACAATCACAGCAGAAAACGATTTAGCCAATGAACCTATTGCATCACAAGAATTTAATGCAGGAGTAGAAAAAGTATATTTAGGTAGAGATGTATTAACTGAGGGATATACAACACATTCATCAGTTCCAACGTTAAGTGATTTAAATAATCCAGTATCTATTCATAGACAATTATTACATCAGATAATCAATGTTGCAGATTCTAATACTGATGCTAAAATAGAAAATTCAGGATTTAAGGGTGTAGCAGAATTAAGAGATTCTACTTTAACAAGTCCAACATCTACACATTGGAAAACAAGATTAGCTTTACATGAAGAAGAATCTTTTGAAAGCATTTTAGAAAAACTACAATTTGAGGGGTGTTTCTTTTTTGAGTTTAGTCCACAAGCACAACAAACAAGTATTAGTGGTGTAAATGAATTGAGATACTTTACAATACCTGATAGTCCTACTGCCACAGTAGATTTATCACAAAACGATATTGCAAACTATGAATTAAGCATTACACCAGTTTCTGATCTTGAAACAAACATTGTAGTAAACTATAAACCACACCCAACAGAAAGACAATATTTAAAACAAGATACTTTTACTTCATCGACAAGTGGTTCTGTGCATGGCACAATATTTGACAATGCTTCACATCAAAAACAAGAAATAGAATTAGACTTTCTATTTGATGCAGTAGATGATGTTAGTGGATCAAGAAACTCCAGTTGGATTAATTTTAGAAAAAGTTTGTTTGGTGAATATAAAACAGTAGTAAGCACTACTTTAGTAAATCCTGAAAAATATGCTATGTTGCAAGTAGGTGATTTTATAGACTTTGGTGAGATTACGTTTTCAGAACTTGGAACACCATTTGATTCCATTTCAGACACCTTTGATAGTTTTATTGCTATGCCTACAAGATTATTTAAAGAAGCCTGGAGTGGTAAGAAATTCATCATAACAAATTTAAAAAGACAAGTTGGTAAAGTATCAATACAAACGAGGGAAGTATAATGGCAAGTTATTTTATATATGATAGTATTAATCAATACAGAAGTGATAACACAGTAAGTGAAGGAACATTTAGTGGTACTACTTTTAATCCTGAAAGTGCAGTAACAGACCACGAACGAGCATCAGACCAAAACATAGGAACTATTATTAGTGCAGTAGCAGCAAATGATGCTATATGTTATCAAGTTGGAAGTGCAGTAACAGCAAACGCAGTAGCAGTTTATTTTACTGGAGATGATGGAGTAGTTGCTGATGGCGATGAAATGACCATAAGAACTGGAACTGCATTAGATGGATTGGGAGGTGCTGATAATTTTGCATCAACTAATGGTGGTTGGGTTGTAAACGATTTTACAGAAGTAACAAGTAAGACCAAATTTTGTGTAGAGTTTAATGAAGCAGTAACAAATATTTCTGAAATACTAATAGGTAGAAAACTAAACTTTGAAGTAGAACCTGATGTCAATGTTCAATCATCTATTGATTACGAAAACTCAATCCAAAGATCATTAGGTGGAGT